GATTTATTGGCGTCAAGGCAACCCGCCAAATATTGGCGGCGGTGCAGGGGGTTCATGGGGTCCGTGGCATAGGTTTTTTCATTCCGGCAACCTCGATCCCGCCACCTATGCACCGCCGCCCGGCATGGTGGCGTACTTCGCGAGAAACACAGCCCCGTCCGGCTGGCTCAAGGCGAACGGCGCTGCGGTGAGCCGCACGACGTATGCGGCCCTGTTTGCAGCCATTGGCACGACGTTTGGCGCGGGCGACGGATCAACCACGTTCAACCTGCCAGACCTTCGAGCTGAGTTCATTCGAGGATGGGATGACGGACGCGGCGTGGACAGCGGGCGGGCGTTCGGTACATGGCAGGGGGACCAGTTCGGAAGCCATACGCACAACGTCAAGGCCACGACGGGCAATGCGGGCGTGAATACGGCAACGAATGCGCCGGCGGATTCGGCACAAGCACAGGTTGCGACAAGCGCGGCAGGTGGCACGTCGAACGGCAACGAAACGCGGCCGCGCAACGTCGCGTTGCTTGCGTGCATCAAGTATTAATGGAGTTACAAATGTCCGAATATATTACTGTTTCACAACTTGATGCGGACGGTATTTTTGTAGGTGTAACGCATGCAAGCGAAAGTCCTTTAGAACCCGGAGTATACTTGTATCCCCGAGGTACTATTGATGCTCCTCCTCCTAATATACCCGAGGGCTTCTTTGCAAGGTGGGAAAACAAATGGGTTCTGGTACAAAACCCAGACTCTCCCGAAATAGAGTCTTCGCCAGAACCGGAGCTTATACCTACCCTTAGTCCAGCACAGTTTTGGATGCAGCTAGCAATCAATGGAGATGAAGAGCAAGCTCTCCTTCTAATACAGGCACTACCTAGACCTCAACAAATACTAGCAACAAAAGCTAGTGAGTACAGGCGTGATAATCTTTTACTCATAAATTTAGCAACAGCATTAGGAAAGAGTAGCCAGCAAATAGACGAGTTCTTTATTACAGCTGCTACTCTATCGTAGGAGAATACATGGACGATGTGAAAGTACCGGCCTCCCGGACCGATCTTAACGCACTTCACAGTTTGATTGTAAAGGCCCTTACGCAGCGCGTTGAAGCTGACATGCAAGATAATGTCCCTACCGATGCTGCTACTATGGGTGCTATCATTAAGCTGCTGAAGGACAACGATATCACTGCAAACCCTGCAGATGATTCGGAGCTTAAGGATTTGCGGGCCAAGCTGTCTGAAGCCTCTGCTCGTCGGAGGCAAGCTAGCAAAGTAGTTCAGCTTGTACAAAAAGACTATGATGGTGATCTAGCAGCGGGTAATATGTAATGGATGTACAAGAACGGTACGCCCATGCAGAACTAATTGCAGAAGAGTACAGTAACTTTCAAGATTTTGCTGCTGACGGAATGGCTTTCCTTGGTTTTGACATTACGTGGGAGCAGGACGACATTGCGCAATACATGGCTAATGGACCACAGTTCAGGATGGTCATGGCTCAGCGTGGTGAAGCAAAGAGTACTCTAGCAGCCCTGTATGCAGTGTGGCGTATTGTTCAACGTTGTAGTACTCGTGTTCTAGTTGTGTCGGGTGGTGAGAAGCAAGCCTCTGAGGTTGCGTTTCTCATCATCCGCATTATTACTACATGGGAAATCCTAACGTATCTACGCCCAGATAAAACTGCTGGGGATCGAACATCAGTAGAAGCATTCGACGTTCATTGGTGTCTCAAGGGAACAGATAAGTCTCCCTCTGTGGCTTGTGTTGGTATCACTGCTAACCTTCCGGGTAAGCGGGCTGACCTGCTCATCCCGGACGATATCGAAACACCTAAGAACAGTATGACTGTAACTAACCGTGAGACACTTCTGCAACTCTCTAAGGAGTTCACTAGTATCTGTACTCACGGAGATATTCTGTACCTAGGCACTCCGCAGACCAAGGACAGTATCTACAATACCCTCCCAGCACGGGGCTTTGATATTCGCATCTGGCCGGGTCGGTATCCCAACAATGATGAGTTGGAGAAGTATGGCGATAAACTGGCCCCGAGTATTGCGGAACGCATTGCTGCAGACCCCTCCCTCCAAACGGGTGCGGGCCTCGACGGCACCAGAGGAAAGCCGACAGACCCGGACCGCTTCGACGAAGAAGAGCTTATCAAGAAAGAAATAGACAAGGGACCAGAAGACTTCCAACTACAACACATGTTGGATACTTCCCTGTCAGATGCAATGCGACAGCAACTTAAGCTGTCGAACTTTCTTGTAGCAAATTATGACTCTGAGCGTATCCCAGAGATTACTGTTTATCAAGAGGCCCCAAGATACTTAGTTGAATTACCCAAAGACTTTCCAGTCCATGCAACCAAGATGTATCATCCGGTTGCTGTGGAATGTACTTTTGTCAAGCCTAGTATTGTGCGTATGTTCATTGACCCTGCAGGTGGTGGTGGTGATGAGCTAGCGTGGGGTATTAGTACAGCAGTAGGACCTTGGATTCACGTTCTAGAAGTTGGTGGGGTCGTTGGTGGTCTTACGAAGGAAAACGGAATACGTCTCTGCCAGAGCATAGCTAAGTACAACGTTACTCATATCGTGTGTGAATCCAATATGGGTCACGGATCGTTTGAGATTAACATGCGTGCTCTCTTAGCTGAGAATGGTCTAGGGCATGTTGGCGTAGCCGGAGAGTACAGCACAGGTCAGAAAGAACGTCGTATCATTACACGTATTGGACCTACTAGTACCCGCCACCGAATCATTCTGCACAAAGGTGTATTTGAATCCGATGCAGAGTGTTCTAGGTTGTACAGCATTGAAAAGCGTAAAGCATTCAGTTTGTTCTATCAGATAGCAAACATCACCTCAGACCGAGATTCTCTAACTAAAGATGACCGTATTGAGGCATTTGCAGGTTGCATCAACTTGTGGAAAGATGTTCTCTTAGACGATGAAAACTCTGCAGAGCGTGCCCGTAAGGCCGCTGAACTACATGGCTTTCTTAGTAACCCTATGGGCTATAGCACAGTAAAGACTAAAGCCGACAAGGGTACTAGAAGCATTACACATAGGCGAAGACTTAGGAAATGAACGTGGAAAAATTCACCTCGCCGGTCGCGTACGCATCTAGCGGAGCACTGGTTATCTTTGGTATTCCTGCAAACGATATTGCTATGGCAATTGGTGTTCTTTGCACCGTGTTTACGGCAGGGATTAATTGGTGGTACAAACGAAAGGATAGTCTCGCAAAGGAGAATCCTGTTGAGCTTAAAGAGTAGACTAGCCGTTACTGCACTTGCTATCAGTGCAATGGGCAGTGCTTACATTATGCAGGTCGAAGGTGTTAAGCTTAAGCCTTACCTCGACTCTGCGGGTGTGCCTACTGTTTGCATTGGTAGCACTAAGAACGTAGTTATGGGCAAGCCTGTCACTGTCGAAGAGTGCAACAAACGTTACAAGAAAGACTTAGACACTGCTGATGCTGCACTTGAGCGTCTGGTTAAAGTACCTATTACTCAAAATCAGTACGATGCTTTGATTAGCTTCACATTCAATCTTGGGGAGGGAAACCTTGCTAAGAGTACTCTGTTGAAGAAGATCAATGCACAAGAGTGCAAAGCCGCTGCTGCAGAGTTCAATCGCTGGGTGTATGCTGGGGGTGTGAAGCTGCGAGGTCTGGTGAAGCGCCGGGCTGAAGAGTCCCGTTTGTGGCTCACGGGGTGCCCAGCATGATCGGGCTTGCCTTGCTGCGCTGGCTCCCCGGCCGCTGGCTCGCGTGGGGCGGGGCTGCCCTTGCTCTGGTACTGGCTGGGTGGCTCGTGCTCTCACAGGCCCGCTCAGGGGCCGTGCAGGAAGTGCGCCGGGAAGGGGCCGAGAACGCCCTCAAAAAGGCCGTGGTGCGGTCGAAGGAAAAGGTGAAGGTCGATGTACGCCAAGATGAAGAACGCCGCGCTGCGGCTGCGAGAGTACGCGAGGCGACCGATGCTGTTCGCTCTGTCGATCCTGATAGCCCTGATGCTGCTGGGGTGTCAATCAACGATGCCATTGCAGCAGGAAACGCAGCCATTAGAAATACCCGGTAGTTGTTTAGCTACCTGTTCAGAAATACCAGAGTTCCATGAGCCTAGCGAATGGTCTTTGCGTATGATTGAATTGTACACAGATTGTGCAGTTCTACACAACTTATGCCGCAAGGCGCTTATACAAAAGGAAGAATGAAACATGGCAAGTATTGCTACTGCTGCAACTCGCGCTGAAATTGTTACACTGTACCAAGCAGTTGTTAAGCTTGAAATTGCACTTCGTCAGATTGTTGACGGTTCTGGCACGCCGGCACTTCCGGGTCGCTTTACCGCCGCACAATGTGATACGCTGATTACTGCTGTTGGCGGCGCAATTACTGCAGCCACGGCATAACCTAGGAGATAAGATGTCGCTTCAAGTTCAAGTCAATTCTGGGGATTTTATCAATCTCTGGACTCGGAGCGGCATCGCTCCGGGTACTGCTATCGTACTAAATACAAACGGTGGCCCTGATAAGTTGCTGTACAGCACGAATGCAAGTCCGAGCGCTGCTAATGAAATCAATGTTCCTAATGGTACGGCTGTTAGTATTCCTGCGGGAACAACTAACTTGTTTGTTCGCGGCTCAGGTTCGCTGCTTGTGCAGACTGCTGCTGAATACGCGGAGTACCAAGAAGATCAAAAGGCTAGTGTTCCTCTTACTGTTAAAGTAAACGCAGACGGAACCCCTAGCTCTGTACGGCCAGACTACGCCGCTGCGGTGGTGGGGGCGGCTAGTTCTGGCGCTACGTCCGTGGCAATGTCGGGTTCTTCCGTGACCCTAACGCCAGCACAATACGGTAAGCCCCTTATCGTCATCACCGGGGCTTTGAGTGCAAACCTGAATTTAATTTTCCCAGCTTTAGCGCAAGGTTGGACCGTCATTAATAACACGACCGGGTCGTTTTCGATTACTTGCAAAACCGCCGCGGGAACCGGCGTCGTCGTCAATTCGGTGCAAAGTATTGTTGGGGATGCAACCAACATTTACAGCACGTCAAATGACACAGGTAACATCGGACTTTTCAAGAAAGCCGATTCGACAACGGTCGCATTTACGAAAACCGCGGCATTTGCCGTTTCAACTGCGCAGGCAATCACAGTTGAAGTCGACAACATCGTGCAAAACATCGCAGCGGCCACGGTTGTTACTATGCCAGGTAGCCCCGTTACTGGCACCGATTACGCCATATGGCTTAAGCCGACAGGCACCTTGGAAGCGACCAGCAATCACACGTCGCCCCCGGTTGCCAACAGCCGCAAAATTGGCGGGTTTCATTACGCGCCAGGCGGCAACGCTACTGCGCAAGC